ATATCTTTTGGTAATGGGTCTACTGTTTTTTGTTTACCAAATATTAAATCCCAATTCTTTTCAAACATTTCACTATTAGGTTTGGATTGTATCCAATCGCCTGTTATATCATTTTTAGCAGTCGCCATAAGAGTCTCCATAGTTAGCTTCACATGCCACAGGTAGTCCTTTAGCCCAGTCAGGTGGTGTTGACATTACATCTGTAATATATCTTACTGCATTATCAACATCATCATCTTTAGCCACACAAACTACTGCATCATGCACTGTTAATACTGGTTTATATTTCTCATTGATACTTATCATCTGTTCACCTACAATAATTCTAGCTAATGCCTGCACGACGTTCTCGACGACAGACCCACCCCATATAGATGTAAACCCATTTCTAGCACGGTATACAAACTTACTCTTAGACTCTGATGTATCCCATGTAAGACCTGGATAATAAATATATAAGCCGTTGGGTAGCCTAATTCCTTTTTCTGTGACTTGTAATACATTATGTTTACCGATGTAGTATGGTTCTTTACCTTGCTTCCATGAAGCTAAATCCTGTAAGGCATCGTCACATTCACGCCACAATTCAATAACTTTATCATTAACTTCTCTATAAACTCTAACAAGCCTTTGACATTCATCATCTGATAAGTTAGCGTTAGGTGGTTGAGTCTTTAGTGTATGTTGTAGCTTAGCCCACCCTGTGCCATAGCCTAGTCCTAATGTGCAAGTCTTACCTACGAACCTTTCAACTGTATCTTTCTTAGTTATGGGTCGTTCATAAACTTTACTTGCAAACTCAGAATAAACATCTCGACCATCTTTATACCATTGGACTATGTCATCTTGTCCTGCAAGCCATACTAAGACACGAGCTTCAATCTGCGAAGAGTCACAGTTAATAATCTTATGACCCATAGGTGGAACGATAGCGTTCTTTAGTGCTTTCTTTTTCTTATCTCGTGCAGGTAAGTTTTGGAAGTTAACCTTATCTAAGCCTGACCATCTGCCTGTATGTGCGCCGTAATACTTTAATGGAATAGGTAGCTTACCCTTATTGCGTTTACCAATATCTATAAATCTCTCTATCCTTGACTCTTCAAGTGTAGACTTAGTGCCTAGTCTTACTCGACATAGTTCTTGTATAAATACATCTTCACTCTCAGATAATGCAATAAACCCTACATCATTCTTAGCTAAAGCATAAGTATCTTTGCCTGTAGTCGGACTTACTTTCATAGGTGGGTCTATGCCTAGCTCTATAAGTAGCTCAGCAAATTGTTTATTAGATGCTAACTTAGCACGGACTTCTTCTGTAGTTTTACAGTCTAAGCGTATCATCAACCCTGTAAGTAATTCAGCTTTTAAGTTCTTAACTTCTTCTAAACGTTCTACAAGTAAAGCATCGTCTACTTCAAGTGTAGGCTCGGTATACATGCGAAGAGTTATATCAATAAGTTTAACTTCATTCTCATTAAACTGTGGTGCTAAGACTTGGAATAGTTTATAGGTTAAATCAACGTCATTCTTACAATAACCACCATATCTATCTAACTCAGCAGGCGTAAAGTTTTCTAGTCGCTTACCTTTAGCATCTATAACTTCTGTGCCTTTTGTGCCTAAATTATATCTTTCTACAAGTGTAGCTAACGAACCGCCCGCATTAGTGCCGTGTATAGCCCTAGCCATGCAGAGAGTATCGAAATACATAGAAGGAACAATCCCAAAACTAAAAGATAAAATACCACCGTCAAACAACATGTTATGACAGAGTAAGGCAGAGTTAGGAATGTCATAAGAGTCGAGTATAGTTTTGATTTCTTGATGCGTTCCAGTATGCCATTTAGTTTCTTCATCATTTACTTTAACTCCTACGCCAATCACTTGAAATTGTGGTGACCTTATATACTCTTCAGTAGTAAGGCTTGATAAGGTAAAACCTACATCATAGTAAGTTTCAAAGTCTAAGGTTATGAGTTTCATATTATCCTAAAAATGGTGGGCTACTCACGGTTTATATAAATGCAAAAATACCGTCTAAATAATTTAACATACATATAAAAGTGCTTTCGCCCTTTGCGTTTACTGCAAATTCTTATTTATTTTTTGCGTGTCGTGCAAATTCATCACGACATATTACCGAACACCAACGACGAGTATCCTTAACAGGTTCATCACACCATATACATTTACCTGTTGTGTTAACAGGTGTTTTAGCTTTATTATGGGCATTGGTGACTGCCGTATCAATCATTTGTTGTAGATATTCGTTAGCGACATCTACTTCGTCGTTCATCATGCAGTTGCTCTTTCTATTGGTTTACTATACATTGTGAAACTTCTACGCCATGCTTTACCTCTTGGTTCAGGTGTAGGAAGTTTAACTAATCCTTGTTTTTCTAAATCTCTAATTCTACTTTCATTACCTAATGTATTTAGTATAACTTTGTATCTGCCTGCATTAGGAAACTTAGTCATATATTCTAACGCACTATTAATAATTTCTTGGTCAGTAAATCGTTTATAAGCTCTCAAAATAAACACTCTCCTACTAATTCATATAAATTTTCTTTGACAACTATCGGTTTATCTAGTTTTATTACTATAACATCTTTATTATTTTCTGTAAACCATTTCGCTTCTTTTTGACTCCATCTATACTTTCTAATAATTTCTCCATCATCATCTAAAGTAGCATGAGTAAAAGGTAAAGACATTTAATCAATCCCCCAAAAAAATAAAGCATAGCCACGATGACTATGCCGTCTATAACAGGTTGTGTCCTATTCAATAGGTGTTCGTCGAATAATTTCTTTTGCAATCTTGGCACGTTTTTTACCGCCTTCTTTAAACTTATCTAACATTTCGTATAAGACCTTAATGGACAATGCCTTAAGTCTATCTTTGCCTGTCTTAGTTTTAAACGGATTGGCATGTCGTTTGCTTTTATGAACTTGTTGTGTTGCCATTATAATCCTCCAAATGCTTCTGCTAATTTTTTACTGTTATACTTATTTTCTTTGTTATACTCTTGAGATTGAGCTTCGTTTTTATACATGGGTGTAATAACTATATGATGCACATCTTTTAAATTAGAAAAATACTTTAAGTCGTCAGGTAGAAAAGTCCATACATGTCTAGCCCTTAAATTATTATTTGTGTCATATTCTTTATATTCCCAAGCATCAGGTTTAGTTGCTTGCATATTTAGTCGCCTCTTGTTTATAAAATATTATATGAGACCATTGTATAGCTTGTTGCAATTTCCACCATGACTTAGGCTTAGATATACTTGTATCATGGAACGATGTAGCACCATAACTATAATCAGGTTCTAGCTTGTGCATTATACGCCATGCGAGCTGATAATAGTAAGGATTTATTTCATTCGGTTCGGGTGGCTTTACTTTTCCATACCAACTGAACTGAGATGGTCGTTTCATTTCATAGCAAACATTCTTTGGATTAAAGTCTGCTCGTCTCATCAATACATATCCTACGGCAATTTGGGCTTGTTGTGGTTCTATGCTACTTTCCATAAATATGGTTGTGGCTAGACACGCCAATGCTTGGTCTATCATAATGACCCTCCTTAAAAACTGAAACCAGTTTTATTTAGATTATTTTTTTGATTTTAGATATTCTTGAATGTCTCTAGCATACCATTCTATTTTGCCTGCTTCTTGAATAGGGTCGTCTTTGTCACCTAAACGACTAGCATATGCTATAAGAGTGCCTTTGATATAACCACAATATTCCTCTGTGGTTAGTTTTGCTTTGATGTAATCTGATGTTTCTATGCCACCTTTTGTGTAGTGAGATGGGCTATTTACCATATCAGATGTTATGGGTTTTGCTCCTGTGCCTTGTGTTTCTGTCATTATAGTCCTTTCATTAGGGTTATAAGTTCATCTATATTACTCTCATTTACCACGATTGCCAAGCCTTTATTATTGTTTATTAGGTTAATGTTGTGTTTTTGCAACTCGGTAAGTTTGTTATTACCTGCCTTACATTCTATCCCTATAAACTTTCCCTTATGACATACAACGATGTCAGGCACACCACTACTGCCATATCCACCTGTCTGTGGGAAAAAATAATAACAACCGACAATGTCTAAAATTCTTTTAACTTGTTTCTTTACTTTGGCTTCGGGTGTCATTAACTTCCTTATCTAGTTGTTCGTTATAGTTTGCTATCTGTGTTGATGCAAAGTGAATACCTCTGATGATGCCTAATCTAAATGCATAGTAAAACATCTTAGCATCTTTCTCAGACCTTACACCTTTAGTATCATCTACATATTTATAATAATTAGGGACGGCTACTTCAATGATATCCTGTTCAAGTTTTTGTTTCTGTTCTTCTTGGTTCATATATTCTACTTACTCCTTCAAAGATACCTAATAAATCATTAGGCTTAAAATCATTCTTGTTAAATGAGAATGGTGACTTTCTACCATTAGCGTGCTTGATATATCCTGTGACTACAATTTGTTCTACGATAATTTGTTTCTCTTTAGCTACCATCTTTTACACCTTTTAGTTCGTTGAGTTGCTCTTCATCTAAGATAACTATATAGAATGACTTTGATGCTCGCCAACCTATATACTCCAT